CAACCGGTGAAAACTCGGGAACTTGGGGTCAAATTACAAATACAAACTTATTAATTTTAGAACAAGCTATTGGTGGTTTTACAACTTTTAACTTAACTAACGCTAACAGATCTTTAACTTTTACTAATGGTGCTTTATCCGATGGTAAAAATGATGTTATTAAATTAACAGGAACTTTAGCAGCTAATAGAACAGTATCTATTCCAGATTCAATTGAAAAAGTTTATCACGTACAAAATGCATGTGACCATGCAGGAAACACTTTAACTTTCAAAACATCATCAGGTACAGGTGTCCTTTTATGTGAGGGAAACAACTATGTATTATATTCTGATGGTACAAACATTGTAAAATTGTCTGAGCAAAGAAACTGGAGAGCAGTTTCAGCGGC